CCGGGGAGACCGCAAAATAGAGGGTGTAACTGTGACCGAGTGCGCGGTCACAAGTATGACAAAGGCGCAGTTGGGATGTGGCGTCGTGGGTATGATCCGCGCATGAAACGTAGCCACGGACGTTCTGCGCTGCTTGCCCTCGCGGCGGTGGCCGCATTGGCCGCATCGTCTTGCAGTACCGACAGCAACGATCAAAGCCCGAGTTCTTCGAGCGCTCCGGCGTCGGCGGCCGCAGCAACGAACGCCCGTGGCGCAATCGAGGTGGAGCTCGGCCAGCCGGTAAGTGTCAACAACTCCGACGGCAGTCTGCTCGTGAGGATCACCGACAGCAAGCTCGACGCCGCCGGATGTAAGACGGTGGACTATTCACAGATACCCGAGCTGGCAAAGGAGGGACTCAAGGGGCAGATTCGGCAGGTGAAGTTCGCGGCGATGGTCCAGATCGGCACGACCGAGATGCCAGAGTGGCTATGGAGTTCTGACTTCTACTTCGTGTCACGTGACGGCGAGGTCACAGACAACCTGACCGTTTCGCAGATGAGTGACGAACTGTCGAGCCCGTGCTCGGGCAACAAACAGATCATCGACCTGCCCCCGAATTCAAAGGCGCAAGGGGCCTCCACGATCGAGATCCCCATCGGGTCAGGAAACGGTGGACCGATAGCGATCGGCTACAAGGCGAAAGACCGCCGAGTGGAGTGGAGGTTGCCAGCCGATTGGGCAAAGAAGCTCGCTCCGCCGACCGCCGCAGCGACACCTGCTCAGCAGACCGAGGGGGTTCCCGCGCCCACAACTGAGCAGCAGGCAAAGGCGACGTTTACGTGTGGCGACCCTCAGACGTACCAGAGGGGGACGGCAATTTACTCGGATGGCTCCACAGGTTACGAGCAGGCGTGTGCGGGCCCCGGGGAGACCAATCCGTACGGTCCGCAAACCCGCGGTGACGCGGTTCCCGAAACAGGCACTCCGGACCCGAACTCCGCTGACGGGTACGGTCCTGGTCAGCCGTTGCCGCCATTGTGCGTGCGGTTCCCGGATCAGTACGACTGCTGAGCCCATGACGATCCCACCGACCAACGCCGACATCATCGCGGCTGTCTCCGAGTTCGTCCGCGAGCGGTCTGATGCTGGCGTCTTGATCGCGAAGGCGGTCAGTGACGTGTCCTTCGCTGATGGCCGGGTGCGCGTCACGATCGACCCGGCGCGGGCGGGTGCCGAGTATTGGGCTCTGATGGAGACCCGGGCACATGAGAACCTGTCCGAGCTGTTCGGCCGTCCTGTTGCCTTCAATGACGAGCAGGGTACGTGGCTACGCACTCGCGTCGAGCACGTCGATGTCGTCGACGTGGACGGGCGTGAGCTGGGGACGATCACGGCGGTCGAGCTGAACCGGAAGGCTGCCGGCTAACTGCCCACTGGCCGATGGTTAACGGCGTACTGTGGTACGTGTATGTCACACATAGTCGTTGACATCGAACGAGCATGTATGACATACTAGATGCATGGCGCGGATCTCACTCACAGCAGCAGCCCGACGACGGGCCTCGAAAGGCCGCATCGTCGCAGCCCTCCGCCACGCGGGGATGCCGCTGGAGATCGTCGAGCGTGACGGCGTGGTGCGGGTGTACTTCATCGGCACCGACGATCGCGGGATCGAGCTGGAGCTGATCCTCACGCCCGAGGACGACGACGACCGGTGGGTCGTGATCCACGCGATGCCAACCGGATTTCGGAAGAACTGGTGAGAGAGGTGATGGAGATGGCGAAGGTTCCCGACTTCAGCAACGAGCCGATCGAGGCCGAGGACATCGACCTCGAAGAGACTGAGGTGATCGTCGGCGGTGAACGGCTCACCGATGAGCGTGCCGAGCAGCTGGCCGAGGAGACGCTCGCCGAGGTCCGCGCGCGCCGCGAGGCCCGGACGAAGCACCTGGTCCCCGGCGGGAAGTCGCTGACCGGCGGGTCGACGCACTCACCCGTGCTCAACGTGAGAGTGCCGGCCGAGCTGAAGAGCGCCCTCGACGAGCAGGCCCGGGCGCAGAGCATGGGAACCTCGAAGCTCGTCAGGTCGATCCTCGAGGACTGGGCACAGGCGCAGCAGCGGGCGGAGGCGGACAGATGATCGGCCAGCTGGCGCTGGCGATAACGATCGGCCTCGCGCTCAGGACGCCCCGCTCCTAACCGGGGGGTGGGAGCGGGGCGCACAGGGTAGATCGCGACGCAGACGAGGACCGTTACATCAACTGATGTCGAGATTCTGTCAGCTCAGCCAGACGCCGGCGCCATTCCAGGCCGCCGATGCCTGCGTCAGCGACACCGGTGTCGACGCCCGGTCGGCCATGGCGAGGTTGTAGCTGGTGTTCGCCGATGCTTGTTTGGCGCGGATGTCGCCGTTCGACGTCGTCCCCGCCGCGGACACGTTCGGGCCCAGGAACGCACCCACCGCGAGCACGCCCGACCCGGTCGGGGTGACTGAGGGTGTGGTGCTCGAAGCGTTGGCGGTGACCAGCCCGGAGACCGTGGTGACACCGGTGTAGGCGGTGACGATGAGGGTGCGCCACGAACCGCCACCGGTGGTGGTGATGGTGTGCGACCCGGCGGCGACAGTCGCTGTGTACAGGCGCATGTTGCCCGACGTGCCCAGCAGCGTCGGAGCGACGCCGTCGACGGTGACCGAGGCCGATCCGATGATGTTGTTCGACACCGCGATGATCAGGGTGCACGCCGGGGTCGTCATCGTCACCGATGCGTCGGCGTTGGTGGCGGTCGCACCGGCGGCCTGATCGAACGCGATTGCCTGCACCGGCGGCGGTGCGGAGACGATCTGCATCAGGCGCACACGGCCTTGATGTCGGCGACAAGGCCCTTGCCCGGCGTGGCTCCGATCTGAGTGATGGCCACCGTGAGGATGTCGCCGGCGGCCACGGAGATCGCGAGGCTCGAGGTGGTCGCGCCCGCCACCTGGTTCGCGGCGGCGATGGTCGTCGAGGTGCCCGAGATCGCGGCACCGTTCTTGCGCAGCTCGACGATCAGGTTGCCCGATGCGTCAGCGGTGAGCGCACGGAAGGTGACCGCCTGGATGACGATTGCCCGCTGCACGGTGACGCCGAATGGATTATCCCCGGTACCGACCGCACGCGCGGTGTCCTTGCCGACGGCGATCATGCTGATGTCGGCCGGGATCACGACCGACTGCAGCGCGGTGTCGGCCTTGCCCAGCGAGGTCTGCACCGCAGCCGCAAGTTTCGCCTTCGCGATCGCGGCTGTGCCCGAGATGTCAGCATCGACGATGGTGCCGTCGAGGATGTGGGTGGTGGTGATGACGCCGGGGGCGAGCAGCGCGTCGAGTTGGCCCTTCGTCGCGACATGGCTCGCGCCGGTTCCGTCGGCGGCCGTCAAGCGACCGCTGGCATCACGGATGGGCACAGTGTTGGCGCCGGCACTACCGGAGTAGGCCAGTTCGACCATCGCGCCGGACCCGTCGCGGGCCGGAATGCGGGTGTTGTTCGCGGGCTTGTCTGCCTTGCCGGCCAGGGCCGTGGCGGTTGCGGTGCTGACTGGCTTCGCTGCGTCGCTGGTGTTGTCGACGTTGCCGAGGCCGACGTCGCCCTTGACGAGGATGATGTCGGGATCGAAGTAGCCGTTGACCGATCGGATCGCGCCGTCGGGGAATGCCAGTCGCGCCCAGTCGGTGGCCACGGCCGGGTTCTCGCCTTGGAGGATGTATGTGCCGCGGTCGGGGTTGCCGGTCTGGATCGCGACGTCGCCACGCTGGACGTTGAGGGCGAGTCGCTGCGCGGTGGTGGTCACGACGAAGGTCTCGACGGTTGCCAACGCCGGTAGCTGCGCCGAGGGCACGCGCCCGTCGACCAGGTCGGCTTTCTGGTCCCAGCCGGTGACCGTTGGATGATCCCAGGTGCCGCCGAGCTCGCCCGACACGGCGCCGGGCAGCCGCACGCCGCCCTTCTGGGCGGGCCCTGCGTTGGGGATGCCGGAGGCGACGGTGTCGGCGGCATCTTGCGCGGAGGCGGCTGCGGCGTCGGCCGAGTCCTGGGCGTGCCCGGCGGAGGTGCTCGCCGCTGTGGCTGATCCTGCGGCGGCGGTGGCCGCGGAGTTCGCGTCGGCCGCAGCAGTGACGGCGTTGTCTTCCGACGTGCCAGCGGTTGCGGCTGAGTCGGAGGCGTCGTCGGCGGACCCGGCTGCGGCGGTCGCTGCGGTGTTCGCGATCCCGGCCTGGGTGGTGGCGGTCGACGCCGCGTTCGCGGCGACGGTGGCGGACCCGGCGGCCGATGTCGCGCTCGTCTCGGCCGCCTGAGCGCGCGAGTCGGCGGCGACCGCCGCGGTGTCGGCTGCCGTTGCCGATCCTGCTGCCGTTGTCGCGCTGCCAGCGGCGTTGGTCGCCGAGGTGCCCGCGCTCGTGGCGCTGCCTGCAGCAGCAGAAGCGGCTGCGTTCGCGGCAGTTTCGGCCGCAGCCGCCACGTTCGCAGCGTCGACGGCGTTGTCGGCCGCGGTCTCGGCACCCGTGCGGGCCGAGGAGGCGATATCGCGGGCGGATGCAGCTGAGGTGGCGCTGCCGGCGGCCGCCGTCGCGGAGTTGCCTGCCTGCGTCGCTGCGGTGCCGGCGGTGCTGGCCGATTGGACTGCCGACGTTGCGGCCGTTTCGGCGCCGCCACGCGCGGTCTCGGCGCCGGTGCGGGCTGCTTGTGCCGCGCTCGCGCTGTTGCCCGCGGTGGTGGCGGACCCGGAAGCGGCTTGCGCGGCCGCGGCGGCGTCAGTGAGCGCAGGGACTACGACGACTTCAGTCGTTCCGTCGGACATGACGAACTGCAGCGTGTTGCCCGACGTGGCGACGTCGATGACACTCCGGCCCGGAGTGCCTGGTTCGCCACGGAACGGCACGCCGTCGGCTTCGTCGGTCCACTCCTCACCGGACCAGAAGTAGAGCAGCCCGGTCGCGAGGACGAGCATCGCGCCACCAGCCTGCTCGGCGTCGAGGTCAGGCAACGCGGCGTAGGTCACCACGTAGTACGGGTCGATCAGGTTCAGTCCCTCACCTCGTGGCCCGGGCGGACCGGGGAGTCCGGGGACCGGGGTGAGGAGCCCGACGCCGGGCGGCGGGATGATGTCGAGGGTGGTGACGTTCGGCGGTGCGATCGTGACCGTCTGGCCGTCGGAGCCGATGAGGATCGTCATGCGGGTGTCGCTCCCTTCCGGACGGGTCCGGTGAGTAGCTCGGTGGCGGGCGCGCTGGGGCCGGCCTTGTGGATCAGCCAGAACTGGCTGCCGGGCGGGACGGGGCTGTGGTCAGCGACGGGAACAACGATCGTTGCGACGCCGTCGACGATGACGAAGTCCCACCGCCGTGACGGGCTGGGGGCGCTGCCGATGAGGTAGTACAGCTGGGCGCCGTCACCGAGGTCGCCGTGGGTGCTGCGGAAGGTGTACGTGTAGTCGCCGACCGCCGGCAGGTTCAGGGTGCCGAGAGGTGTCGGGCGGCCGTTGTCGTTGCCGCTGGGTGGGGTGACGTCGACCAGATCGTTGAGGTGGACCTCTGTTTCGCCGTCCGGGGGTGGGGCGAACGTGATGGGCTTGCTCGCGAGTTTCGTGTTCTGCCATGTGAGGGTCGGTGTCGCGGTCCAGTGGATCGGGTAGCCGCCGATCGTGGCGACGAGCCAAATGCCGTCTCGGCCTTGGATGTCGGTGAGGACGCCGTCCGCGATGAGCGCGGTGACTGGGGCGACGGTGACGGACTTCGTAGGCTCGCCCGACGGGAGGAACCCGTTCGACCCGAGGAGTGGGGTGAAGAGAACCTTGCCGGTCGGGCGCACCTCGTCGGGTTCGGCGTCTGGGTCGGTGATGCCGTCGTCGACGACGTGCGCCCACTCGCCGGTGATGTGCTGGTAGGTGATGTCGTCGGCCATCATGGCTCCTGTTCGTTCATCCAGGTCACGCCCAGTCGGAGAGATAGAAGTTGTCCAGAGCCGAGCTGTTGGTGAACAGCTGGCGGCGAATCCAGATGCCACCGAATCGGCGTCCGCGTCCGTGTTGGATCACGTTGCCGGCGTCGACCCACGAGATCAGGACGGCCCACGTGGTGCCGTCGCTGTTCAGGCGCAGCACCTCGAAGGTGTTGGTGGTCGGGTTGTATCGCAGGATGTAGGTGCCCGCGCCGACCGAACCGGTGTACGAGGCGACTTCGGTGCCGTTGGCGTACAACTTCGCGGCTTCGTCGTACACCGACAGCGATGCCCCGTTGTTCCAGGCGGGAGTGCTTGACCCACACAGGAACAGGCCGCCGCCAAGCTGCTTGGTCTCGACGATGTCGATCTGCACCGACTGCTGGTCGGTGGACGTCTGGTAGGCGTAGCAGCCCGCCTGGTAGCCGTCGGACGATCCGCCATACGTGACGCGCCCGTTGCTGATCGACAGCTGTCCGGCGCTGGTCGAGCGCACCCAGTTGTTCCACGAGTTGGTGTTGAAGTTGTCGTAGAAGGTGCGCGGCAGGTTGACCTGTCCGATGTCGATCCCGAGGGACAAGAACGGTGTCGGCCCGGTGTACATCGAGTCCCGGGTCGCGGTCGCGATGGACGCGGGCGTCGCGGTCGACGGGTTACGGCCAGCGCCACCGGTGTACGGGCGCAACCCGGGGATCGGATTCGGGTACGGCCAGTTGATGCCGGCGAGGAACACGGTGCCCGATCCGGTCATCCGGAACTGCACCTCGTAGACGTCGCCGACGTCGGCATTGATCACGTCCGTCATGAGGTGCTGCTGCCAGGTGAGGACAGCGCTGAGGTCTCCGGCCAGATTGGGGGAGGTGTAGCCGGTGAATGTCGATGAGCCGTCGGCGTTCTGGCGATACAGGTCGAGGTAGAACGTCGACACGGTGCCGGTCTTCCACGCGAGGTAGGTGAACACCTTGCGTTCGGCCTGGGTCTTGAAGATGACGAGTGCCCACGGTGCGTAGCTCGCGGTGCAGGCGACGGTCGGGACGGTGCCCTGGTCGATCGTGAGGCCGTGCGAGTGCGATCCGAGTGCCTCGTTCGACGTCGAGTGCCGGTGCCCGTCGGTCAAGCCGGTGTTGCCGTGATTGTGGCTCCCGAGGTTGGCGTCGGCGATGGTGCCGGTGTGTGAGTGCAGGTACGGCGCCAGCATGACGAACGGGAACGACACGGTGCCGGTGCGGTCCGGACCGGTCTCCCACACGCCCATGCCCGACTGCACCGCGATCGCCTGCTGTACGTACTCGACCTGTGTGCCGATCGCGGCCGCGGTCTGGCTGGCTTCCTGCGCGGCCGCGGCGACCGGCGCGACGGCCTCGGTCGCCGCGGCGGTGGCGGCTACTGACGCCTGCTGCGACACCGACGTGAGTGACACCTGGGAACGCACCGCGTACGACGCCAGACCGCCCGAGAATTGCGGGACTGCAGCGAGCGCTGTCCATGTCTGGCAGGCGAACCCGTTGGATCGGAACCCGGCACCGGTCGGCACCGTGTTCGCCGTGTCGGTGTAGTCGATGAGGACCTTCGAGTCGATCACCAGCTGGTATCGGTTGCCCTCGGCTTTGAACTCGACTGTCGCGCTGTTGCTGTACGACTTCGACAGGTTTCGGCCGCCGTCGCCGGGGAAGTCGGTGAACGTCCAGCTGTTGCCCGATCGGGTGAAGCGGCCCATGTAGCACTTGCCGCCGAACAGATTGACGTAGACGCCTTGCGTGAAGTCCGGGTTGCAGCGTAGGAACAGGCTGGTGCACGGCGCTTTCGGCGTCCCGCGCGGGTGGATGACGGCGCTGACGGTGACATCGTCTGCTGAGGAGTCGGTCGGGCTCTTCGCCCACCGGCGGCCCTCGGATGGCAGGAGTGACCCGCGGTCGAGTTGCGCGGCTTGGTCGTCGATGCCCAGGGCCTGCCCGGTGCCGCCCTGCACCCACCCGTTCCCGAGAGAGCTCGAGTTGTCGCCGCGGTTGAAGTTGTCGAAGAACTCGGCGCCGATCGCGATGCGTCCCTCGAGCGCGGTGACGCGGGCTGCGACCGCGGTGTCGCGGCCGAGGACGTCGCGCACCCAGCTGACGATGCTGCCGTCGTCCTCGTTGCGCAGCGGTTCGACATCAGGCTGGGTGACGACTTGCCCGCCGATCGCGTCGGCCTGGTCCTGGATCGACCGGTCGTCGATGTTCTGCGGTGGGGGGAACGCGAACCCGGGAATCGTGCCGGGCGTCGCGATCACCCCATCGTTACCCAAGCCTGGGGTGGGTGCATCAGACCCGCCGTCGAACCACCGATCGCGGTTCGGGTTCTCGGCCATCAACGCACCCGCAGCAGCCGTACCCGAAGCTGGGCGTTCGTGTTGCGAATGTTCCAGCCCGAGAAGCTCCCCGCCTTCTTCACCGCAGATGCGTACAGCGTCACCTCGGTGCCAGATTCGATGACGCCTGCGCGGGTGTCGGGGTTGATCGCGACGTCGGAGTGGGCGCGGAACGCGACCTCCCGGTAACCCTCCCCGTCTTGGCCCTTGCCGTAGCCGACGATCGCGCCGGTGGTGGCATTGTCCTTCCGGATCTCCATGTCGATCTGCGTGCCGGTCGATGAGGACACGTCGACGCCGCCGGTGAAGTCGAACCGGTAGGCGAACGTCTTCGCGGGGATCACGACGGTGAACATGGTGTGCCGCACGTCGCTGGCGAGTTTCGACACCGTCGGGAACTGCGACGGTGGGATGACGTACTCCTCGATCCAGTAGCCGCCGGGGGAGGGCTGAAGCTTCCCGACGGTCGCGTTGTAGATGAACACGTCGCCGTCGTTCTTCGTCTTCGTCTGGTCGACGTCGACCGAGGTGAAGAACGGGCCTGACGCTCCGGGATCGCCTTTGTCACCCTTGGGCATCTCCGGCAGATCAACCCCGACGGCATAGCTGCCAGAGCCACCGGTGACTCGCACGCCGAACGCGGGGTCGTCGATCTCCTCGCCGTCGATCGTCAGCGATCCCGCGTTCAACGTCGGCGCCGGGCCCGTCGGCCCCGGGGTGCCGTACACGCCGTGATAGATCACGAACGTCTCGCCGGTCCACACGTACTGGTCGTTGGTGTTGGTGTTCCGGTAGGCCCAGTTGGTCATGTCGGTGGTCAGCACCGACGCGAGCGCGGTGAGCTCTGCGGTTGTCCGCTCACCCTGGTGGATCGCTCCAGGGGGGCCGGGAGGTCCCTGCTTGCCCTCGTATGCTGGCAAGCCCATCACCGCCCGCTCGGCTGCCCCGTCCTGGCGTCGTCGGATGTGGAGGTAGGAGTCGGTCATCGGGGGTGATCCCGCCGGCTGCGGGATACCGTAGATCTCCAGCTCGACGGCGAGCCGTTCGATCGGATCGTCAGCCATTGGCCTTCACCTTCTCCCTCAGTAGCTTCCACGCCTCGTCTGGTGTTTCGCCGAGCGCGGATATGCCGGTGGTGCGGTGCACGATTCGCGTCACCTCACCCGAGATGTTCTCGACCTGGACGTCGCCCATGTCGGGGGTCGATTCCCAATCGCCGAGCGCGATGTACTGCTCGGTCTCGCCCGACCAGACGAGGCCTTGGGTGTAGTTCACGACTGCCTGCGCGACGTACTCGCTGAGCGGATCCGGGATGGGCGCGAACTGGCCGTTGGTCAGCGGGGTGTTGCGCAGGAACGCACCGAGCCGGACCACGGTCGGGTCGTCGAGCGCATATGCCTTCGGCTTCTCTTCGGTCATCGCGCAGCCTCCACTGCAGCCCGCGTCGCCGCCTGCAGGTAGGTGATGGTCGACCCGGCTACCCGCTCCCGACCGTAGGCGGTGTGACGTCCACCAACCGTGTAGCGCCACAACCAGTCCAGGGTGTAGCCGGCGTCCCACCAGCGTGCTGGTGTCGGCTGCGGAAGACCTGTCACCTTCGACGCCGTCACACGATTCCCGTTATCCCCCGGCAACGCCGAGATCGGATCGTCAGGGATCGAGTAGGACCACCACGGCACGCGGGTGATCTTCCGTTCCCCCGCCACACCCCACCGGTTGGCGGGAACGCCGGGGTTGGAGCACTGCGCACGATGCCGCTTCGGATCGGCAATCAGAATGATGCCGCGGCAGTGGCGGGGCCGGTCGTACTCGAGGAAATCCCCCACGCCAGCAGCACCGAGCGAGTACCCGATGAGGATGTAGTCCTCACCGCGAGCGTCGATTACACCGAGGCGTTTGCGGATGTCGGTGATCGACTCCGCATAGGTACGGGTCCCCATCGGGCGAATCTCACTGATGTTGGGCAGCATCTCCCCCGGCAAAGCACCCAACATCCCACCACTCACCGGTTCACCAGCACCACGAACCTTGTAGCGGCGCATCAGATGACCCGCCGAACACCACGGTTGGCGTCCCGAAGATTGTGGGCCTTCTCCGGATGGTCCTCCTCGAGCAGCGGGATCACCTCATCAACCTTGTCGACGAGCGTGTTGATCGCATCCTTCACCGCCCGGAGTTCGTTGCGCAGTTCCTCGTTGTCCTGCCGGAACTGCGCCGACACCGCTGCTGCCGTCTCGGAAATGATCTGCGCCGACTCGGCTTTGGTCTTATCGGCCTGCGCCAACTGCGCCGCCGACTCGGCCTTGCTCTTTGTGCGGCCGAACAAACCCTGGATGATTGCGCCGATGATCCCGGCAACAGCGGCGATACCACCACCACCGACGAGGATCGTTGCCAGCGAGACGCCCATCATGACTCCTTCGCGTGAGCCCGAATGGCCCGCAGCTTCCGCACGTCTCGAATGGAGATCACCGCAGCCAATATGGTGAACCCGGCCGCCATGTAAACAGCGAAGAGACCGCGGCCGAGCCACGATGCCTGTACCACTGCGGACACGTACGCGCCGAGCGCACATGTGATGCCGATGTTTGACCACAGTTGCAGTTGTCGTCCGGTGTACTGGTCGTGCAGGAGTTGTCCTGCCAGACAGGTGATCGGGCACAGGGTGAGTAGCCCGATCCACACCCAGTGGGCGCCGCCACCCAACTCGCCCCGAACTGTGGTGGGGGCGTCGGTGAATGTCATGTAGACCCCGGACAGCCACAGGAATGGGTAGAGCGCTGTCTGACACAGCACTCCGCCGGTGTCGACGGTCGTCCACCACCATGTCCACGCCTGCCGAGTTCGGTTGCGCAGCGCTTCCCGGAGGGACATCAGTCGCGTCGATGCTGGCCGACGTACTGCTCGACCTGGGCGACAGTCGACGGGGTGATGCCGTTCTTCGTCTTCAGCACACCCAGCACCGTGAGGACGGCGATGACCGATCCGATGCCGGTCTCGACCTGACCGGGAATGTCGACACCGTTGGACACCAACAGCCACACGATCAGACCTGCCGCACCTACGGCGGAGGTGACGGTGTTGGAGAACCGCGCATACCATGGCTGCGACTCGAGTTCGGTGCGGAGGTGGTCGACGAGTTCGGTGTCGGGGGTCGGGACGGTCATGTCACTTGCCTTCCGTTGTGGGGTTCTTCACGACGCCCTTGGGGTCGTAGAAGCCGGGGATGCCGAGCGCCGCTCCGATGGCGGCGAGTGCGTCCACGGCGGTACGTCCGCCGAGCTGAGACCAGCCGGGGAACGACTTGTCCAGGTCGACGACCTTCTTGCCGTCGACGGTCTTGTAGACGAGGTCGCGGGCGCCGACGAGCTGCTGCCGGATGTCTTTGACGTCGGAGCCGATGGGGCCGTTGAAGGCGCGGGTGAACTCGTTGATGCGGTCGACGTCTGTCGTTGCCATGGGGGTGCCTCCGATTCCGAACAGGGTCTTGAGTTGGTCGATGGACAACGCCGTGTAGTTGGCGTCGCAAGGTCCGAACGGCGCGCACTGCACGCGATCGGAGTACTGGTGCGCGAACCGATTCGGGTACGCGTAGGACTGGCCAGGTTGGCCGTTGTAGTGCGGCACCACCAGCGGCACGTCGCCGCGGGACTGCCACAGCACCGGATCGGCCTTCGGGTTGTAGTAGCCGATCACCCGGGAGCCGCCGAGCCAGCCACGCACCCGGGCGATCTCGTCGTTGATCTCCACGGAGTGGTCGCGGGTGGGGATGGCCCCCTGTGACGAGCCCTGCCCCGACTCGACGTCGACCATGCACACGATGCGCGGGTCGATTCGACCGTTGCGGGTGACGACCTGCCGCCACAGGTCGCAGTTCGCCGCCCCGGGCCGGAAGAAGTAGTACGGGATCACGATGTCGAGGTCGCCGTCGGCGAGTGCCTGCAACGCCCAGGTGAGGTTGGCGTCGGCGCGGGTGTCCTTCACGCTGCCGGTGTTGGTGCGGAACGAGAACACCCGATGCGGATAGTCGTCGTCGACCGTCCGCTGAAACTGTGAGACGTCCGCCCAGTAGGTACCCATCAGCAGTCCTTCCAGACGCCGTCGGTGAGGAATCCGTGCAGGCCGCAGTCGGCGCACATGATCGACGGGGTGACGGTTACCGGGTCGGTCGAGACGATCGTGTGGCCGTTGTCGAGCTGCAGCAGAGGTGCGGTGTGCAGGACAATGTAAGGTCGTCGGCACTCGTGGCGCAGCCGCACTCGGCCGTCCGGGTACCAGACCGTCTGTACGCGGCCGTGATCCACGATCCGGCCGTAGCCCTCCTCGGTGAGGTCGGGCATGTCGGTCGTGCTCATCGGTTCACCACCCGGTCGAGGACCGCGCCGAGGCCGTCGGTGACAGTGCGGTTGCCGAGCTGGCCCCAGCCGTCATACTCGCCAGCATCACGCGACCCAATGCCGCACAACTGCTCCCGGACGTCCTTCGTGTCCGAGCCGATCGGACCCATGAACACCTGCGTGAACGCGTTGACCTTCGCCGCATCGAGCGCTGTCTTGCCGACCGAGCCCTTCAGCTGGCCGTCGACGATGCGGCGGCGGACGAAGTCGATCAGCCGGTCGGATGCGCCGTCGCCCTTCGCGGTGCCGCTGTTGAGTTGGAAGTGCATCTCGTCCTTGCGGGACCAGTCCGCGCCCCAGAAGATGATTCCCTCGAACTCGGTGAGACCCCGGCGTATCGCAGCCACCCGGGCCGGGAACTCCCGCGCCATCCGGTCCCCACCCCACGGGTACTGCGGGGCGTTGATGTCGAGTGCGGTGCCCGACAGGTGGTTCGACGTCGACACGTCGTTGGTGTTCGACCACCCCCACGTTGCTGAGACGATCTCGCCGGGAACGTTCTGGTCGTACCAGTGCGCGAACGCCGACAACGCCTCGAACGCCCAGCCCTTCCGAACCGGCGCGGTGTCCATGAACGCGAGACCCTGGATCAGCGCACACTCGTCACGATTGACCATGCGCCACCCGTTCTCCGAGTGGGTATTGCCGTAGGCAGTGCGGAAGCTCATAGCGGTCCTCTCATTCGCTGAGCGCGGCTCGGGTGAGCCAGGTAGAGAAGCGGCGGATCTTGCCCAGCGCGATCGACCCCGGCTCACGCTCGGCGTCGGGGCGGCCGATCTGCAGCGTCAACTTGCCGCGCACGTTGCGGCTGTCCTCGTAGGTGATCTCCTCGAGGAACTCGACCTCGACTTTCCCGCTGGGCATCTGGACACCGACGAGGTCGCCGAGGTGCAGGTCCTTGCCGATGAAGTACGGCGACCCGTTCTGCACTGAGATCGAATGCGAGATGTACGGCCGCGTCGCCCAGTGCGCCGTTTTCATCCCCGCGACTGTGTTGAGCGATAGGCCTGTGGTCGACGACTCGGCGAACGTCTCCTTGAACCGCCACGGCCCAGCCTCGTTGGCGCGCTGCAGATCCTCGGTGGAGTGGAACGCCATCACGGTGTCCTTGACGAGCCCGTCGAAGATGCCGAGCGCGAGACCGGGCAGGCCGATCGCCGCGCCCAGCGCCCCCAACAGCAGGTTCGCGCCGGTGACCATCGCGGTGTTGAGCCATTCGGGCGACTTGCCGCCGGCGGTCACACGCGACGCCATCGCGGTGTGGGTGGTCTGCTCGAACTCGTCGGCGGGCGCGTACTTCCCGGTGCCGTAGATCGCGATCGGCTTGTTCGCGATCGTGCCCTCGATGGTGTCGACGTACTTCTGGTAGCCGTCGTCGCCGAGGATGGGGTACAGGATCCAGCCGAGGAAGTCGCCGGCCACCTCGAGACCGGTGCGGAAGAATCCGTCGATGATCGTGCCGGTCCAGCCGGCCGGGCGTCCCTTCTCGACGAAGTCGATGATCAGTTTCGGTTCGGTCAGGGTGACGAACTCGGGGAACGGTTGTGGATCGACGTCGGGATCGAAGAACTGGTAGGTGATCTGGAGGTCGTTGGCGAGGCAGACCTCGGTGAAGGCCTCCATCGCGTTGTCCATCCGCCACGACGCCGAGTCCCATTTCGTGGTGTCCCCGAGGAACTTGTTGCGGGGATTGACCATGATCGGGTGGAACGCGTTGCGGACGAGGTTCCAGGTTTCGAGCTTGAACAGGTTGCCGGTCGGGATCGACCACAGCGGGGCCTGGAGTCGGATCAGGTTGGCCGCCAGAGCGAGTGCGCACATGCTCGCCGACGGGCCGAGGCCGAACCAGAACTTGATCGGCTGGAACTCGGGCAAGAACCAGGGGCACGGGTAGAGCCGGATCCAGTTCAGATGCTCGAGCGCGCCGACGGCTTCAACCTCGTAGTACCGCTTGAGGCCCTTGCGTCGACGGGTGAACTTCGTGATGAACCACAACGTGGTGTACCCGGGCAGCCGCACCACGATCGGACGCACCGTCGCCTTCGGCTGTCCGTCGAAGTACGCCTCGTAGTAGTCGTCGAACGGCAGCACCATCGTCAGACCGCCGGCCTGCGAGCGTTTGTCGGTGAACTTCAGCTCTTGGTGGTCACCGACGATCGACCACACCTTCATGTCCTTGGTGCGCAGTTCGATGTGGGGCCGCGGGTTGCGGTACTCCTCGCGCTCGGCCGCCTCGTCGTGGGTGAGCGTTGCGAATGCGTCCCTGACGCTCACAGCAAGCCCTCGTACTGCTGGGCGGACACGACCCACAGCTCGGTGTTGGTGTTGCCACCGGTGACGGTGATGTCGACGCGAGTGACCTCACCGTCGGGCACCGGGTTGGAGTAGCGTGCCCCCTTCATCAGCGGCCACAGGTTGCGGCCAGTGGTCATGCTGCGGATGATCGGGCGGGCCTCGTCGGTGTTGATCAGGATCGTCTCGTTGGCGAGGACGGTGAACGGGTGGTCGACGTCGTTGCCCGCGTATCGGAGCCGGAGACGACCGGGACCGCGGAACGCGAACTGCGGCCACGCCTGCCAGAGCGGGCCGGGGTATATCGGCACTGATCCGCGACCGGTGTTGGTGCGGTTGCGCCAGGATGCGGCGTGGTCGGCGGCCCGCGCGAGGGGCTTCTCCACGATCAGCATCAGCTCGAAGTGCGCGGCGCGGGTCTTGCGGGGGTCGATCTTGTACATCGGCTTGAAGTGACCCAGGCGTGCCGCGACCCACCGCCAGCCGGTGACGTTGGTGTAGACGAACAGCCACCCGATCCGCTCGCGGCGCACCTGGGTCTTGAAGTGCTCGACGCGGCGGCGGAAGTCGTCGACGTCGGCACCGAGGATGAACATCGGCAGCACGAGTTCGGCGTGATCGAGTGTCCCGCCGATGTATTCCTCGCCCCACTCGCGCGCGGCCGCGCTGAACAGTGCCTTGATGTCGACGTGGCCGATGCCGTCCATTTCCTCGGCATCGATCCACGGGCCCAGTTCGGGCGGTGCGGTCTGCTTCGCGCCGGACCAGCGCATCCGTTCACCGGTGTGGGCGACCCACTCGACGATCGTGTGGTCGGTCAGGACCGCCGTGCCGCTCACCAGCCACCCACCAGGGAGTCGGACCGCGCCGCCCGACGTAGCTCGCGACCAGTCTCTCGCGCTGCCTCGGCCGGGTCGTGGGTGTACTGGTTCTCCACGTAGACCAGCGGCCCTCGCTCACGTGGACCGTCCTGGGAGCCACCGTGGTCGATGTCGTCGAGTCGTGGTGCCCGAGGCATGTTCCCGGCGGCCATATCGGCGACCGTCTTGAACTCCATCGCCGACGGCAGTTCTTCCAGCATCGAGTCGATCGACGCCCACTGTGGCGCGGTGAGGATCGCCTCGGGACGTCCGGTCTTGTTCGCGATCATCGACAGTCCCGTCTTCAGCCAGCCGCCGGCGTCGTAGAGCGCTGCCTGATCGACGAGCGCGGTTGCCCGGGCGATCTTCTGCGCGTACCGGTCGGGGAATGCGCTGCGCTGCACGGCTTGCGCGGCGGCACCCATGTCCATCGACTCCCAGCCACCGACCTGCTTGAGCGCGTTGTAGAACAGGGCTGCGCTCTTGTGGGGGTCCATGCGGTCGGCGGTCGAACCCCACGAGTCGCGCTGCTGGAACAGGCCGACGCTGTCGTGATCGGAACCGACGGCGTCGTGGGGAAGTTTCAGCGACTCGGGGTTGCCGGTGTTGGCGTACATCTTCATCGGGTCGCCGACCTCGACGAGCGCGGTCGCGTTGCCGATGATCGCGGCCCGCTTGGGCAGGCCCATGTTCTTCGCCTGCTCGGTGATCGCGAATGAGTAGCGGTCGGAACCCTCGCCGAGGTTCGGCATCTTCGTCGTGAGCGGGGTGTCCTTCTGCTGGAACGTCGCGCCGGTGCCGTAGGTCGGATCGGCGTACCCGGCACCGCCCGCCGTCGTGCTGTCCTTGCCCTGCGCGGTGCTGTCGCCGGCGCCGGACGTGCCCGCCCGCGCGGCGTCGGCGCCCTGCTGCTGCGTCGCCTGCTCCTTCGGCGCGACCGCACCGGAGATCGCGTCGTAGAGCTTCTTGAAGCCGAAGAAGTCGAGGGTGTCGCCGAGGATGCTTTCGCCGGCGGCGCGGCTGGTCGAGTCGACGAGCTTGCGGACTTCCTCGAGCTGCTTCCAGTTCAGGACCGCCTCGGGCCGTCCGGTCTCGTTGCGTACCACCGACAGACCCTTGGGGAGGTAGCCGCCCTTGTCACGGAACAGGCCGAGGGGGTTGGTGATCACGCTCGTGATCGAGGTGGTGATGTCCTTGGCCTTGTCGTAGATCGCGCGCAACTGCGACCCGAGCTTCCCGACCACGTCGAAGGTGGCGTCGACGGCCTTGTCCTTCGTGATCGTGAGGGCCTTCGGCGGGATACCCAGCCACTCCGGCGGCGGTGCGCCGATCGCGGCCGTCATGCCCTGCTTGATCGGATCGAGAGCCTTGTCCAGGATCTCCTTGATCTTGCGTTTGATGACATTGCCCTGCTCGGCAGCCGATGGGCCGCCGGCGGATTCGAACGCACCGTCCGCGCCGATGCCGAGGTGGAAACGGCCTGGCTTCGCGTTGTTCCACTGCGCGTCGTCAGCACCGGCCGCCGGGCCGCCGTAGGCGACGTTGCCGTGCGCACCGCCGGACTCGACGTTGACGGTCGCGTACGGGCCGACCGCGGTCAGGGTGCCTGACGTGTGACCGCCGCCCGGGCCGCCGGGGTCGTCGTTCACGCCAACGGAGAAGCCCTTGCCGAGGCCCGGCTTCCACGGCTGGCCGCCGGGGAACGAGCTCGTGGCCCAGCGACGTACGCCGCGGCCGCCGTTGATGATGGCGTCGGCGATCATCGACATGTAACCCGAGCAGTCCTCGTTGCCCCAGGTGTAGGGGTTGCCGTTGCGCGACTTCGCTGCGAGATGGCCATTCTCGAGCTGGCCCTCCCACGCCGGCCGCACCTCGCCGCCGGTCTTGTATCCAGGAATCCCTGCGGCGCGGAGGAATCCGGCCATGTCGGCCCCGCGCGGTGCAGTCGCGATTGCGTCCTGCGACCCGGCGGGCAGCGATGCGACACCGCGAGCCGCATCCCACGTGAAGGGGATGCCCCGCTCGATGAGTGATCGCATCGCATACATGGCTCGCTGACCGCCGGCGCGCACGACGTCCATCACGTCCCACACGTGCTCGCCGGGCATCATCAAGGCGTGGACAGAGTCCTTGCCGCGCTTGGCGCCCTGGCTCATCGGGACCGGGCCGCCCTCGGCGAACGCGACGGGTGCCAGCGGCGACATCTGCTTGAGGCCGGGCAGGAAACCCGCGATCGTGTTCCACGCCTTGAGGAGTCCGTTGTTCCACACGGTGTTGATCACGAAGTTGATCGGTGTGGCGACGAAGCCCTTCACCTTGTCCCAGGCGGTCTTGATCCCATCGACGACGGTGCCGAAGAAGTCGCGGACTCGCCCGAGTCCGGCCTTCATGCCTTCCCACGCGGGAGTGATGACGGTGTCGATCACGGTCCGGATGCCGGTGCCGAGGAGGTTCCATCCGCCCTTGATCCAGTCGAAGATCGTGCGGAGTCCGTTCCACAGGAGTCCGGCACCGGCCTTCACGGCATTCCACACCGGGGTGATGACGGTGTCGGCGATGACACGTAGGCCCGTGGCGAGCAGATTCCACCCGGCGCTCAGCCAACCGAAGATGACCTGGATGCCCGACAACATGAACTGGGCGCCGGTCTTCACCGCGTTCCAGATCGGCATGATGACCGTGTCTTTGACGATCGCAAGCCCGGTCCCGAGCAGGTTCCACCCGGCCTGGAATAGGCCGAACACGACTCCGACGCCGGCCCACATGTACTGGACCGCGAGCTTGATGCCATTGAAGGCAGGGGCGAGGATGCTCGTCCACACCCAGGTGGCGACGGTGCCGATCAGTCGGATACCGGCCATGAACAGCTGAAACATGGGGTTGATGACCGTGTTCCACGCGACTTGCAGCGTGGTCTTCATCAGGTTCCACGCGACGAGGATCGTGCCGCCGATGATCGTGCCAACGATGGCACCGAGGATCTTCACCGCGGTCATGAATCCGGAGATGATCGGGCGCACAACGCCCCACACGGCCGAGAAGACAGCCTTGACCATGTCCCAGTGCTTGATCAGCTGGGTGACGACGCCGATGATGATGCCGATCGGTCCGAGACCGAACACGAGGATCTGCCAGAAGCGACGCACGAACCCGATGACGGTGCCGACGGCGCTGCCGATCGCGGAGAACACTCCCTTGAGGAAGCCCCACGTAGCGGCGGCAGCGGTCTTGATCGCACCCCAGGTCGCGGCCCAGACCTTGCGTCCAACTTCGGTTTTGGTGAAGAACAGGACCAGACCTGCAACCACCGCGGCAATGCCCGCGACAATCCAGGTGATCGGCGATGACCACAATGCCGAGTTGAAAAGGACCTGGGCGACGGCTGCTCCGCGCGTGGCGATACTGAACGTCTTCAGCCACTTCAGGAAGCCGCCCGCCGCAGCGATCTTCTGCTGCAGGTTGAAGGCGAGCATTCCCAGCGTGAGCGATCCCAGCGCCACAGCGGCCACCGTGAACGCAGGGGCCCACTCGCGGACGAAGCTGATGACGTCTTGAATTGAACGGCCGGCGCCCTTCAGTGTGTTGCCGAACGCGTCGATCTTGGGGATCGCGGCATCAAACAGTCCCGGTAGACGCTGGAATACAGGCCCGAGAATGGTGGCACCGAGGCGACCGAGCGCTGCCATGACGTTCTTCAGGCCGCCCGAAAAGCTCTTTCCCGACTCGAGTGCCGCCCCACCGAGCCCGCTCTGCATCGCAGACTGGAACTGGGCGAAGTTGATCTTGCCCTCGGATGCGAGCTTGACGACCTCCTCGCCGGTTTTCCCGAGTTCCTTCCCGAGTAGCTGAACAATCGGGATGCCCGCGTCAGACAGCTGCGCGATGACGTCGCCTTGGATCTTGTTGCTCGTGGCGACTTTGTTGAAGATGGACCCCATCTCCGACATCGAGGTGCCGGCGATTGTTGCGGCGTCACCAGTCAGCGTGAGGTACTTCGTGAGCTCCTGGCCCGGCTTGATGCCAGCCGCGACGGCGCCTGCGGCAGACGTGGCAGCCTCATCGAGCCCGAAGGCGGTTCCCTTCACGGCGGCGTTGGCCGATTGCATGATGGTCGAGACGGTCTGCGCGTCGTGGCCGAGGCCCTTCAGCTTCGCCGAGGCGTCGTCGATGGCCTTAAGTCGAGTGAAGCCCTTGGTGAACGCCGTAGCGATTGTGGCCCCGGCCGTGGCCATCGCGGCTCCGCCGGCAACCTTGAGCATGCTGGCCATTCGAGAGCCCATGCCGCCGACCCGTTGTGTCGTGTGATCGGCCTTGTCACCAACCTTCTCGACCGAATCGCCAGCCCGGTCCGCGTCCCGCGCCAGCGTCTGAGCGGATTGGGCCGCCTCCTGTTGGGCGGAGGCGAGCAGTAACTCGCGCGATCGCACGGTGTCAGTCGCGGCGGCATGATTGCGCTCGGCGGCGGCTACTCGCTCCTCGCCCTGCGCCAGTTGCGCCTGAGTCGCTTTGCCTGAGTCACGCAACTCCTGCAGTCGAACCTCGGCTACCCGCACCTGACCGGCGGCCGTCTCGGTCTGATTGCGGGACTGACGCAGTTGGTCTTCAGCGCGGATGATCGTGCGTGCGGTCGTGGCTTCGCCGCTACGGATCCGCTCGAGCTGCTGCGAGCCCGTAGCCACCCGGGACTGTGCCGACTCTTCGGTGCGTCGGGCCCGCGCGAGATCCTCCTCGGCCTTCGCCAGCTTCGCCGCCGTCGCGCTACCCGAGTCCCGGAGCTCCTGGAGCTGTTGCTCTTTGACGCGCACATTGCCGGCGGCGTCGGCCTCATCCTTGCGTGCCGACGCGATCTGCGCCGACACTCGCTCGATCTCCTTCTTCTGCGAGGCCAGGCCGGCGGCGGCGGACTGGCCCGCCTTCTTTCCGCCGGCCTCGAACTCGGCGGACATTGCAGCAGACGCCCTCTTGCCGGCCCCGGATGCCTCCTTGATGATCGGGCCGGTGAAGCCCTTCATCGAGCTCGCTACGGGCACATAAACCACGGAGGTCGCCATTAGGTCCTCACCTCCTTGATCGCTTGTCCCTCGTCGTCCTCGATGCGCAAAAGCCCTGCGTCGGAGTCAAATCCGGACTTCAGAACACTCATGACCGTCACGGAATCAAGATCGCCACGGCTGCCGAAGTGTCGGTCTTCCTCGGTCTGTTCCGACCAGGGGAATCGCGGGTGCTGCTTCGCCACCTTGATCCGGGGCTTCGGGTTGAATGACCGGGCTGCGAGCTGGGCTGTCTGAACTTCCATGGCGCGAATCGCCATCCAGAGGAGTTGTTCGCTCCAGCCCCAGGCTTGTCCATCGGTACGGGCGCGGTGGACGGCCGAGTCCTGCGGAAGGGCCTCGATCAGCACTCGGAGCTTTCGCAGGCTGATGTCGCCACACCAGTACTCGGCGACAACATCGCGCCCATATTCGGCCTCTAGCGCTGCTTCGACTTCTTCGATGCCATGCGCCGTGAGGATCGATTGGGCCGTGTAGGGTTTCCGTTCTGATCCGTGGCCTGTTCGCGCTTCATGTGCTCGCGAAAAGCGAGGAAGAAGATTGACGAATTCCCGCCAGCTTCAACGAATTTGTCGAACTGGTCGTCGCCCATGTACCAGGCGGCGATGTCGACATCGAACTTCAGATCGTTGAGGTCATCCTTCTCATCGTCGTCGAGCATGAGCGGGTCGCGAAAGGTCCACTCCTGCGGCGGTTCGCCGAAGATGAACGAGGTCGACTTCCCGTCGTCGCCTCGAGCGTCGGCTCGTTGGGCGATGAGCTTGTTCAGGTCGATGTCAGCCATGGCAGGCCCCTTTCATTGTGTGGAAATCGGCAGGCCCAGAACAGAACTGAGGTCACGGGGTGGGGCGGGCCTGCCACGGTTAACCTCCCCACCCCGCAACCGATCAGGGGGTGGGCGCGGTGTATTCCTGCAGGCCGGTGGTGTCCCAGCCCTCCAGGAAGATGCGACGCGCGGCCACAGTGCGGCCCGCGATCTCGACCGGGAACCCGGTGACGGTGACGTTGTAGCCGATCATCTCGTCGGACTTGTAGGTCACCTCGCCACGTTCGGTCACCTGTGCCGCCGGCAGCGAGATCCGGCGGGCATTGGCGCCATCGACGACGGTGAGGGTCAGCAGATTCCGGGTGACGTCTGGCTTGCCGCCCTCGTCGAAGAACACCGATCCGTCGTCGTTGAGATACATGTCGTCGGCCTTGACGCCGTAGTAGAACCCGGCGGTCGCGAGCGTCGACTGCCACAGCGTGAACTCGAACGTGACGATCGATCGGGTCACTTCGTATCGAATCGCCGCATTCTCCTGCCACGGGACGAACTCCTGGTTGTCCTCGTCGCGTCCCTCGGTGACGCCATCGTCGGAGATGTACCCGAGGTTGGTGTGTGCGCCTGCCCCGGTGGTGGGGAGATTCGACATGTCGTGGGGGAGCGCGGTGCCCAGGGCGGCGATGTCGATTCGCCCTGTCACACCGACGCGTGCCGCCTCGGCCTCGAACCCGGCAATGGTGGGAACTGCCATCACGTCCTCCTAGTTGCGTGTAGGCATGTGGAGCAGCCCCCGGGAATGGGAGTCTGCGGAGGGTCCGTGGCAGGCCCGAGTCTGTGTGGCGGTGCAGGTTTTCAGCTGGGGCGTCGACCGACGCGGAAGCTGTACTCGCCGTGTTCGCGCTTCACGCGCGGGTTGAAATCCGGTGCGCGACTGAACGCCGAGTCCTCAGAGACGTGCTTGACGTTGCAGTCGACGTTCCAGACGAGGGAGAACAGGATGCCGCGCACCCGTGCTGCGAGGTCACGCGATCGCTCGCGGGTTGCGGCGAGGACGTAGAAGTCGGCGGCGAAGATGTCGATGAGTGGCCCACCGCCGGCCTGCCACGGCATCGCTGCGTGGCTGCCGGGGACGTCGAGAACGAGGACGATCGGTAGGCGTTGCTCGAGCGCGGTCTGCGGCGGCAGTTCATCCCCGACGTACGCCAGCGGCAGAGCAGTGTCGAGCGCCCGAATCACTTCGAACAGTGAGTCGGGGAATCCGGCGTCGGTCATTTCGATCCGACCGCCCTGCGGAGCGTGCGGCGGCGCGCGGTGCTGGAGGTTCCGTGCTCGCCGTCGGCGTCAGTGGATTGCACGTGGTAGACGAGTCGACCGTTCGGCATGACGCGTCGGTCGAGCGTGATGTCGGCGGTGCCGCCGTTCTCTGCGGCGTCGAGGCGTCGGGCCCGGTTCGCGATGTCAGTGGCACGCTTGAGCACCGCGGCCTCCACTTGAACCGTTTCGTTCGCAGCCTGGAAGATCTCGTCGGTGTCGATGACGACCTCGACGCCTTCGCGGGTGCGGACTCTAACGACGGGCATGGTTCCTCAGCGCGTCGAGCCGATCCTCGAAGCCCTGCTCAGGTGTCGGCGGGGCCGTCGGTGCGGCATCGTCCTTCTGCGGCAGCGCGGCGACTGAGCGGACCTGATCGACCTCGAACGTGAGGGTGACCGTCGCGCGCCCGCCTTCGGTGACCGCCTTCGCGCCAATCGACGACAGCGCGACCGGCAGCTCGGTTCCGTCGATCGTGACCTTGTCGTCGCGGTAGTCGAGAACGATCTCGACCGGGGTGTAGTCAGGCATGGAACGACTCCTCGATGAACGCGCGGCTTTCGGCAGCCTGCGCGCGCTGCTGGTCGGTGCCCATCGCCTCGACCACCGACAGTTGACCGAGAATCGACTCGCGAACCGGGATACCTGGCAGCGACATCGGGCGAGCGCCCCTAGCGATGGCGTGACACTCGGCCAACACCCAGAACCCCTCGGTGACTGCCTCTTTCAACGTGTCAGGCATGGCAGGCCCCTATCCGTTTCGATGTTCTAGAGCGACCGACACGTGGTCGACGCCGGATTCGTACTCGTCAGATGGCCACCGGTGGACCTCGCCGGAGATGTCGAGATCGACACCGCCGTAGCCGATGCGGTCGGTCGGCCGAACATCGAGGTCGCAGCCGTCGGGAGTGCACAACCACAAAACCGTCTTGGTCGCGATGCGGGTGCCGTTCTCATCGAGCTCCACCTCGGTGCGCGGCTGGACGTCGACGCCGAATGCGATCGGGATCCGCTGCGCACCCTCCGCGAGGTCGTAGGTCAATTCCTCGCCGGCCGGGTTGTACCGGGTCACCTTCTTCGCCGGCCGCAGGATCGTGGCCGACTGCTCGTAGAAACCCACGACTTAGTAGTCGTTCCGCGGGAAGTTGTGGCGAGGAAGCGGGTTCGGCGATATGCCGAGCTGTGCCCAGTGGAAGTCGGTGAACAGGAGCAGAGCGTCGGGGTTGGTCAACGTGCCGCCGATCGACTCCGTCTTCTCGCCGACAGTCTTCGTCCTCGTGTACGACGAGTGGCCCGCGGTCGACGCCTGGAGCGCGTCACTCTGAAGCGCGGACCGCACGACCTGAAACGACACCAGCTTCGCGTCCGGGTCATCGGCGGCGATTTCGGGAACGCGGTTGCGAATACGCCGGGCGGCGGCCGCGAGGAGTTGCTCAGCGTAGAGCTTTTCGGACTCGGAAAGAGGGCGCCACTGCTGCTCGAACTCTGTAACCGTCAGAAACGGCGCCCCCTCTCCGTTGGTCATCCGAAGCGCTCGATCAGCTCGTTCTTCGACAACGCCTCGGCCTCGGCACGCGAGAGACCGTTCTTGCCGCCCGACGCCTCATGGAGGCCGACGACATAGTTCTCCCAGTCCTTCACCGGGGCCACCCGCTTCGGCTTGCCGGTGACCGGGGTGCCGATCTGCGGCGGCACCGCAGAGTCGAGACCGCCGTCGTCACCCGGATTGGGCGTGACCGCACCCTCCCGACCTTCGGCGCGCGCCGCCGAGGCCTCCTGCAGCGCCAGCCGAGCGGCCTCCTGAAGCGCCTCCGCCTCCGCGATCGCCTCCGGGGTGGCGATCGCCTTCGCGCGCAGGAGGCGGTCGACCTCGGACTCGGGCGGGGCGATGACGTCGCCCTTGAGGTGTCGCACGCCCTGCGCGTCACGCCACGAGCTGGCGGTCACGATGTACTCGGCCGCCATCAGGAGATCCCTGTGATCCAGCAGGCCGACTCGGGCTCGTCCACGCCGATCATGCGGATCTGCGTGGTGTCCGAGCGCCACGACTCGGTCGGCCCGCCGTTGGGCCCGCCACCCTCGCCGTACAGTCCGGTCGACTCCAACGGCCGCGGGTCCGCGTAGAACCCGGTGATGCCTCGCTGTGCGACCAGTGCCCGGTCGAGCGGCCACAGCGGCGAATGCAGCACGTTGAGGTTGAGCACCTTGTTCGGCAGCTTCCCGGTGTAGCGGATGTTCTGATCCGCGACGTTGCCGACGTAGATCTTGTTGAACTCCTCGTCGTCCATGAAGTCGTAGAGCAGCGAGGAATTCAGCACGAGGGTGTCCGGGGTGTAGCCACGCGGCTTGGTCGGATCGTTGTCGTAGATGGCACCAGCGATGCGCTTGCAGGCTTCCTTGATGTCGGTGCGGATCTTCGGCGTGGCGCCATCCCACGCGGACGTGGCTGCGACGTCGGGGACCGATGCGTCCTCGAGAGCGGACCGGAAGCCCGCGTCGTTGGCGCGGATGACCGTGTTGGCCGTGCCGGTGATCTGCTTGCGCAGCTTGTCGATCTTGTTGAAGTCCCGCATCTCACGCGAGATCCGGACGGCGGTACCGACCTTCACGCCGCGGGCAACCTCGGGCAGTCCTTCGCCCAGGTCGAACACGGGGATCTCGCCGAACTCGGCGACAGCCTCCGGCTCGCCGTCGAGGAACAGCGGCGTGGAGCGTTCGAACTGCACCAGCAGCGATCCCGGGTTGCCCGCGTTGCGGAACAGGGTCTCGCCGAGGATGTTGTCGCGCACCAGGTCGATCACCCGCTGCGGGATGGCACGAGGATCGCCCATCACCTGCCGGACGGTGATGTTCTTGCCGTCGTCGATCGAGACGACGGGGGTCTTGTCAGTTGCCATGGGTCAGCCTCCCAGTCGGACGAGGACGATGTTGTCCGCGCCAGTGATCTTCTCGATGACGCGGCCGACGATCTGGGTGATCTTCGCCGCCTCCGGTGCCTTCTTCACAGCGCCGGACGTGTGGGCCACAACGAGATCCCCCACGTTGGCGCTGTTGTTGGACTTGATCGGCACCACTGCGGGCGCCGACGCGACGGTCACCTGATCGGTGCCGACATAGAGCACCCCAGGGGTCGGGGCCGCCTTCGGTGCCGCGTCGGTCAACGCGACCCCGAGGACCTTCTCCGAGTCCGCGGTGGCGGGCACGGCGCTACGCGGCCCGGCGCCCGGGTGGACCACCTGGCCGCCCACGATTGGCGCCTCGGCCGTGTGGGTGATCCGGCCGTGCTCGAACTTGACAGTGATTCCGGCCATGATCAGCCCTCCAGTCCCTTGTAGGCGTCGCCCTCGCGGACGTTCTTGACGCTGTCGAGGTCCGGCTCGGTCGAGTGACCGAGTTCCGACAGCGGTACAGCGGTCTCGTCGGGCAGGTCGGCGAGGAGCTTGGTGGTGCCCTCGGTGTCGGCCTTCATCAACGCGAGGAAGTGGTCGCGGCGGGCCGAGGTGATCTTGCCCTTGCTGATCGCCGAATCGACGACCTTCGCTTGCTCGCCAGCCACCTGCCGATCGCGGGCATCCTTGCCGGCGGCCGCCTGCGCGGTCACCTCGTCCCACTTGGCCGAATCGACCAGGCGCAGACCGTGCTTGGCAGCAGCGGTGTTGAGGTCGCCGACAGACGGTTCGGTGTCGCCATTCCCGCCGTCGGGGGTCACGTCGTCGGCGCGCTCGGCGAGAGCCTCTTCGAGCGCCTTGAGGGTGGTCTCGTCGTCCGCATCGGCGTCGATGCCGAGGCGCTCCGCGAGGCCTTCTTTGAGAGTGGCCACGGGGGCCTCCTTTCCTGACAGCCCCGCCGATGCCGCGGGGATGAACGGGGCCGGCGCCTGGCGGCGTCCAGCGTGGGCGTACGCGCGCAGATCGAACCGCGCTGCCGCCTTCTTCGAATCGGCCTTGTCGTCATCGAGCACCCGGTCGGCCAGGCCTGCCGCTACGGCTTCGTGGGCGGTGTACCAGGTTTCGGCCGTCATGGCCTTGCGCCAGTCCTTCACCTCGCCACCGGTCTTCTCGGCGTAGATCGAGGCGATGTTGTCGCTCGCGCGGTGCAGCCATTGCGCGTACTCGGCCATGTCGGTCGCACTGCCGATGCAGATGCCACGCGCGTCGTGGATCATCATTTCGCTGTTGCGGCAGACGATCACCTCGTCGCCGGCCATTGCGATGAAGCTGGCTGCCGATGCCGCGAGCCCGTCGATCTGGACTGTCACGCTCGCGTCGTGGTTGCGCAGCGCGTTGGTGATCGCGAGCGCGTCGTAGACATCGCCGCCGGGGGAGTTGATCCGTACCAGGATCGATTCGGAGTCGACATTCGCGAGTCCCTGCACGAAGTCCTGTGCGCTCACGCCCCCGAACCACGGGTCCGGGTCGATCACGTCGTAGATCAGGATCTCGGTGGTCGAGTCGTCGGCCTTGTTCGATGGCGCCTTGATCTCGTACCAGCTGCGGCGCTCGGCCTTCGGGTGCAATGCCTGACGCGCGTTGTCGAGCTTGCGGGCGGCAGGCTGGTTGAGCAGTTCGGTCAGATTCACGGTCACTCCGATCAGAAGAGGGTCGCCTGCGCAGCGCTGGTGGGATTGCGCGGCCCGCGACGGTTCTGCGCTGTCGTCGGCGGAACTGGGGGTTGAGGGGAGTCGGCGTCAGACGACCTGGCAGGCAGGCCGAGACGCTGGCGCATCGTCTGTTCCACGAGTACGTCCGGCGAGAGCAGGCCCGCGTCGACGAGCATCTTCAACGCTGCGGCCGTCGCGTCTTGGCGAGATCCGATCTCGTCGAACACCAGTCGGGGCGCAGGTTCGTCCGGGCCCCAGTTGACATCGACGAGGTCCTCGATGACGTGAGCTGTCGCGGTGTCGCGGACAGTCTCGGCGAAGGTCTGGACCGACTGCACGAACGTGTCGGCCTGCACCGATGCGAGTGCGTAGGAGCCGCCGCCCGACAGGTTGAGGAAGTGAGCGAGACCGGCGAGCGCGATTGCCTTGTCGTGGTAATCGATCGCCTGCTGGATGTCGGGCAAGTTGCCCTGCACGCCCTTCAATTCGAGCTTCGCCCCCGCGGGCAACGCCGCTCCAGCCGTCTCGCCACCGCGGTAGCTCATTGCGATCTCGGCGAGCTTGTCGACCTCGTCCTGCGTCGCATGCTCGGGAGCCTCGCCAATCGGCACGCCCACGCCGTTGCGGCGGATCGCCATCGCTTGGTAGCGGATCAGCTCGTCCTTGAGCAGCCAATGCTTGTAGGACGGTCGCAACAGCGACTTACCCGTCCACTGACCGGGCTCCATGTCGCGGGTGTAGACCACCAGCCGTTTGATCGGCAGCGTCAACGGCTTGATCCCGTAGACGATCCGGCCGTCGGACGCGGGCGAGTACTGCTCGATCGAGTCGAGACCACCATCGAGCGCCACATTGAACTTCGACACCGTCCGCTGTGGACGTGGACCTAGCTTCGCTAGCCACACTCGTCCGTCGTCGTCGATCCGATACACCTGCTCGAAGATGGAAAATCCGTACTGCAGGTTGCTCAGCGCCCAGGCGAGGTGCTGGGTCCACGAGAAGCGGCCCCGGGTGCGGGGCAACGGGTCCTCGGCGGACGCACCCAAGACCGGAAGGCCGATGTTGCGCGAGACGTGCTCCACCACTTCGTCCCGAGCGCCGTTCGGCTCAATCCGCCAGGGGGTCCGCAAGATCGGCAGCTTCACCGCGGACAGTAGCGACGACACCCGGGAGTCCTCACGCTCCATCCGCGAGTACACGGTCAGGCAGTTCGGGAACTGCAGCTCGGGTAGCTGCTCCTCTTCGAGCCACTGCGAGAAGGTCGGTAGCGAGGACTGATCGGACACGTAGCCCTTCTCGCGCAGCGAGGGGACGGGGCGTGGGGTCGAATCGGGTGTCGTCACAGGTCACCTCCTCGTCAGGTCAGAAGCCGATGGACAGTAGGTCGAGGTCGCTCGAACGAGTTGGCGTCGTCGGGGTGGAGCGCCGGCCGCCGGCCGAGGGCAGTGCGCGTTCGGTCGCCGTCTCGTAGCCGAACGACACCAGCCCGCCGTGCGCCAACGTGGCGGCGATCATCGGCGCCGTAGAGCCGTCATCGGTACGGGTCCACACGAAGTCGCCCTGTGGCAGGTCTCGCTTCACCACGGTCTCGACCGCCCGGGTGAGCGCCGGCTGATCGGTGTGTGACAACAGGCCCGCCACCGCGTCGTCGAGGAAGCCACCAGACCATGCAGCCATCTGCGGGGTTGTGGCCTTCTCGGGCTCAATCCCCACGGCGATCAGCTTCGGCACGATCACCGCCGTCGGTGACCGGGAGTCGATCACCACTGCGACTGGGTCCCACGCCTCAGCCATCCGGACTACGAACGCCACAGCTTGGTCGTTGGTGAGACCGCTACCGTCGGGCGACGACTCGGGCCATCCAACCTCGACGTGCGTACGGCCGTCGTCGGTTCGCTGCGCTGCAGCGAACACCCAACGACGTCGATCGGGCGAGAGTTCGAGCCCGACCGCGATAGGGCCAGTCAGCCTCGGTGAACGATTGCGCATGTCGGACCAGCCCTTGATGATCGGCTCGTGCGCGGCGTGCGATGACGGCCACCTGCCATACGAGAGGCGCTCGATCTCCCACTCCTCGAGCGCGTTCCGGAAGCTGTCGAGTTCGTCCTCGATGTACTCGTGAGAGACGAGCGCGTACCCGGGCTCCACCTCGTGACCCAGCGACGGGTTCGCCGCAGCCCAGGTGTTCGGATCTGCACGCCAGGCCGCGCGCGCCTCGATGTCAGCCAGAGCGTCATCGGTGCGAGCAGGTGGCTCGGGTGCCGACCACTCCATCCACAGCAGGTTCTTCGGCGGGTTGGCTGACATGGCCGCATCCCGCAGGCTCGCCCACTTGCCGCAGTGCTCGTGCACCTCGGCGTCGGCAGCCGAACCGAGGTACCAGATCTGGAGGTTCTTCGCCGTGGTGAGCAACGGACGGATCGCAGCCTGACTCGCCTTCGACCAGATCATCGCCTCGTCGATCACCAGGCGGTCGACCGAGAAGCCACGCAGGCCCGACTTCGTTCGAGTGCGGTAGCGGATCTCGCTGCCGTTCTTCAACCGGATCCACTCTTTGCCGTTGCCAATCCGGATCGAGTCGACCTGATCCTCGAGCAGCGGGTGCGAGTTGATCAGGCCCTGCAGTCGGCCCATCGACTCCAGTGCGGTCTGGAACTCGTGCGCTGTGTGCAGGATGTGGACGCCTGGTTCCTTCAGCATCCACGCGAGCTCGACCACCTCGATCGAGGCGGTCTTGCCGTTCTGCCTCGCAACCAGCAGACCCACCTCGCGAGCAGCCCACCGCCCAGTCTCGGTGCGCGCCATACCCTGACGCACCACATCGCACTGCCAGTCGAGAAGCGTTGCGCCCGCAGTCCACGCGATGTCGAGCGCTTCCTCGCCACGCTCGAAGTCGACCGCGCCGGCAACCTGGTGGTGAACCCTAGGCTGGCGATGACCGAGCGGCGCGAGCCCTGGCAAGTTCATCCTCGAGACTCGGCGGCGCATCGTCGGCCGCATCGTCATCGTCCGACTGATCAGCAGGCGAACCCAACGGCATCAAGTCATCTCGATGAATCAGGACACTGCCGAACAGATCAGGCCTGCGCTCTACCCACCCGCGAATCTCACGCGATGCCGACCGCTCGATCTCCACCGCCGGGTGAGCGACGAGGTCACCGTTGGCCTTCTCGACCACCACACCGTCGGTATCAATGCGGTCACGGGCAGACTCTGCACGCCGCACCTGACCGGCGAACGCAGTGATCGCAGCACGGTCGCGAGCAGGTCTGCCCTCAGCGATCGCGAGGAGGTCATCGGACAACGTCACGAGCGCACCTCCAGTCGTCTGGGCATCCACGCAGGTCAGGCGGCCGAAAATCTTGAGAGGGCCCCTACGGCGAGACTCCGCCGGTAGTCTCGCTTTTTCTCTCTCCCCCGGGCGGTAGCCGGGGTTATCGGGGCCATGCCATGGCCCGAACGCCCAGTTCGGGCGCGATGGCCGTCGGATCTTCCACGCGACCACCGGTGATCGCCGGCCTGAGGTGATCGCGACTACCGTCACCCCGCTGCTTGTTGCAGCGTCCATGGAGAAGTCGGTCTGCCTTCGCGCCGCCGTGGGCGCGAGAGTGTGAGTGATCGGCGGCGAGAATGCCCGTGTCAGGGTCGGAGCTCATCGGGTTGTAGTCCACGTTCAGCGTCGGGTCGCGGAACATGGGCTCGCCACACCACCAGCACGGGGTGCCATCCACGTGCACTCGCAGCAGGCCGTCGCGAGTCTTGCGATGTTGATACCCGAGGCCGCGCTTGTGTGCGGAGGTCTTCGGCGCCATCAGCGGTGCACCCACTCCTCGTCCCACGCGTCCGCCCACGCCTGGTCTCGCTCGGCGCGTCGTCGCCGGCGTTCGCTCAGCTCGGCGCAGATTCTCGCGATGACGTAGATCGGAAGGATCGGGAGCCAGGAGAGCACGCGACCACCTCAGATCGAGGGTCTTGGGGGCCACCACGGCGCGGTCGCGGTTTTCCGTCGAAGGGTCGGAATCGCCGACGTTGGGGGATGGCGTTCACTCGTTCGGGCCACTGGCCGATGACGGAGTGAGGGCGGTTTTCCGCGCCGTGGTGGGGTCTGGGAAACACGAAAGGCGCCTCCCGCGGATACGGGAAACGCCTACGGCGCACAGCCTAGCACCCCACCGCGGACAATTTTGTCAAGTACCCCGCGCAGCGTTTCGTCATCTCACGTCCACCTTTGGCCGCGCGCGGTTCTCTCGAGCGCGTTTGTGAGCGGCAATGACGTCACCGAGGTGATAGAACCACGTGTCGCTGTCGTGATCCTTGGTGCCGGTGAGCATGTCGTGCTCGCGGAGGTATTTCACTCGCCGCACGGTCAGGCCGCGGCCCTCGTCGCCGAGCTGACGCGCCAGCTTCTCCACCTGTCTGGCTGTGACCACCTGCCGGTTCGCCGCCTCCACCTTCGCTGGCGTCACGCGGTACTCGGGCTGAAGCTGATTGACCGACCGGAGGCACTTGTCGATCACGGTCGTCAGGTGCCGGTAGTGCAGTGGCGCTTCCTCCATGAGCGCGAGCCCGAATCGGTAGCGGATCAGCCAGCGAGCGGCATCCTGCGTTGCGCCACCGATGTCGGGCACCTCAATCTTGCGTGTCTCGCACATGTCGCGGATCACGGTGGTGAGTTCGTTGTGCAATTCGTCGATGAGTGCGTCAATGTGCATGGCGTACGGCGGTTTTGAGTGCTGCTGCTTGTGTCCGCCACCTCCACCTGCGATGCCGCCCATTGATGCGTCGGCGGCCAGCGCGGCGTACATCGCGTCGAGGAGGTCGGGGTGCACCACCGCGTCGAGCTTCTCCTTCAGGTGATCGATCTCCGCGCGGGTGATGAAAAAGCCGTCGACATTCGCCTGCTGGGTCACAATTCCTCGCCGTCTTCGCCGAACTGGGACAGGATCACGAAGGTCGCCGGGGTGCGCGGCCGATCGCCAAGATCCCTCATGTCGAGATCGGTCGTTGCGGTGCCCATGCACAGCCCGCCGGCGATCGGGAACCGCGCTCCGTCGAAGCGGTAGACCGCCAACTCCTCGCAATGCCCGCGCTCGTTGTCGCTGATCAGCACCTGAGCATCCGGGGGAGCGGTCGCGAGCTTCGCCATCAGCTCCCGCACAGTCATATGTGAGCACCAGTCCTGGACGACGTCGCCGGTGTGCACGCGCTCGATCGAGTTGTCGGACCCTCCGTCTACCGTGCCCATCAACCCTCACCCCCGATCCGCTCATCAGAGGTGGGGGCAGGTTCCTGGTCGGACGTCGGGAAGCGTCCACCAGGAACCGAACCGGCTTCGACGGCCTCCGTCAGCGCCAGTAACGCCCATCCGATCGCGGCCAAGCCCATCGGAACATCACGCGCATCTGGTGATTCGGGGGTCATCCCCGACAGCAGCTTGAACGCTTCCTGTTTGGCCGGATTGCTCACAACTCCTCCTCGGCGTAGATGAGGGGCCGAAGCTCGGTCAAGATGTCGTCGATCGAGAATCCGCCGATGTAGTCGTCCTCATACCGCGCCGCGACAGCTCGGATTGGTGCCAGAGCTTCACGGGCGGCGGCGATCATGTCGTCGTAGCCCAAGTCGGGCTCGGTCCCCCTGTCCCACGCTCGTTGTGCTGCGGCGACAGCAGGATCACGGCGAAGCGAATCCTTCAACGCCTGCAGCAGGTCCGGGGTCTCACTCATCGGTTGTCCTCGGTCAGGTAGATGAGGGGTCATAGCTGCGGCCGACGTCTTCCCGTCCTCCAAACCCTGCGCATACGCGGTCAGCCACCGCTTCTCCGCAGTCGCCCGGATCGAGTCCGCCCACTCATTCATCACGCGAGCAATAGCATCGCCCACTCGATCAAACCTGGCTGCGCTCATCGGTTGTCCTCCGTATCGGGAGCAGGGGCGGGGGTGAGTAGAGAACGCCGGACGGTGATGTGGCTTCCGTCAAGTTCGACGCGACCCCGGTTTGCTTCTGACGCAAAGCGGAGGTGATGGTCGCCGGTGAGGCGGATGTGAATCCATTCACCCTTCTGCCACACGATCTCGCCTTCGATGCGACCCTTGCGGGAGTGCTGCCAGACGC